CGTCGGTAAAGTACCACTCGCTGATCTTCTTACGCTCCGCGGGACTGTAGGCCACCTGCTTGGACTTGTAAGGGTCGTCAATCAGGATGAGGTTAGCGCGTCGTCCGACCACGCTGCCGCCCACGCCCGTGGTGAAGTAGCTGCCCCCGGCAGTAGTGTCCCAGCGCGCCGCGGCGCGGCTGGCGGGGTCAATAGTCACGCCGTCAAACAGCTGGCCGTACAAGGGGTTCTGCACGAGGTTGCGCACCCGCCTGCCGATATCCTCGGCAAACGGCTGAGTGTGGCTGACCGCGATGATCTTGTCCGTGGGGTAGCTGCCCAGCCAGAAGGCCGGGAAGTTGTGGCTGCTGTACACGGACTTTGCGTGCGCGGGCGGGGCGGCGATAATCAGACGCTTGCACTGGCCGCGGACCACGCGGTCCAGGGCGTTGCAGATAATGCGGTGGTGCGGCGCGGGGGTATGGTCGCCCTGCGTGACGTAAGGCACAAAGTCGGCCATATGGATCTTGGCCTCCTCCCGCCGCAGCAGCTCCTTTAGCAGCAGAGCCTTGTCCACCACTAGAACTGCTCCTCCTCAAAGTCCTCCCGGTCGGGCGCGGGCAGGGTGCCCCCGGCCGCCTCCAACCGAGCCAGCCTTTGGCGGATCTCCTGGGAGCTCAGGTCCTCCAGCTTGCTGACGTCCCCCGTCTCGGCCTCGCCGATCTTCTCGTACAGACCCGCGGCCTTGCCTACCGCCAGCTCGCTGGCCAGCGCTATCCGCAGGTTGCCCGCTTCCATGGCGGCGTCCCGGATCTCCTGCAGACGGCTGAGGTGGTCCTCCATGGTGTACAGCTGGCGCATACGCTCCGCCAGCCGGACAATGTGCCGCTTAACCAGCGGGTGCCGTATGAGCTCCAGGTCAAACGTGGCTACTCCCAGGGCAGCCGCCATGCCCCTGGGATTCTTGCCGCTGCGGTAGTACGCTCCGGCAATCAGCTCGGCCTCAGCGTCACTGAGGGTGCTGGCAGAGAACACGGTAGACCTCTCGGGTGGCGCAGATGTCGTGCCAGGCGTCGTGAGCTTCCTCAAAACCGCGCGGATCCACCAGAATCTGGTAGGCTTCCTGCAGGCTGGGCCACTTGAACTCGCCGGCGCGGAAGGGCTTGGGATGGGGGATCTTGCAGCGCTCGGTGCTGCGCTTCATGGTGCAGAACAGGGGCTTGTTCAGCAGCTTGCCGTTGCCGCCCTCCCGGAGCATGCTGCTGCGCATCATGGCTACGTCAAAGTCGGTGTTGTGGCACACCAACACGTCCGCCTTCTGCAGAAGATCCGCGAAGATCTGGCACATGCGCTTGCGGCTGATGCCCACCTTGGCGGTCATGTCGCGGTCAATGCGATGGATCTTGTAGGCCTCCTCGGGCACCGGACTCTCGCCGTGAATGTACACGTTCAGCGTAGCATAGGTCCGGTTCTCGTCGGCGAGGATGGCCGCTAGCTGGAGGACGTCGGGCTGGCTGTCGTCGCCGGGCGGGAGGCGGTAGTTGAACTTTCCAGTCGTCTCAACGTCAAAGAGCAAGCTCATCATAGTTCTGTCTCCTTCTACAGGTCGGCCCGCGCACGCGCGTCCGCCTCACTGGAGACAGAGTTAACTCAGGTCATGGGCAGGTGGCAAGCAAATAGGGGGCGGCTACACGTACTCGTGCCCCGGCGGTAGAATAAGCCCGGCGGTGCCGGGCCGGCTGCGAGCGTGAATGTCCAGGTACTGCTGGACGGTCAACCCCTCGTCAAAGTCCGTCTGCACCACCCGCCGCACATGGGGCCAGTCGGCCGGCGGCTGCGTGTCCTCCAGCACCCAGAAGTCCTCGGGGCCGACCTCGGGGTGAGCCTGCAGCCACAGGAGAATGTCGGCCCAGCGGTCCCGGCCGCCCATCTGGGTGGGACACAGCGCGTCCTTGTGCATGTACTCGCGCTGAATGCCCTGCTGCACAAAGTGCTCGGCCAAGCCCTGCATGCCGCGCTCTACCCGCCGGCCCTCGGTGCCCCGCCAGTTGCTGTGAATAACCACCTTGCCGCCAAGGTCGCGGCACAACCGATTTACCATACCAACCACACAGGGGTCAAACTTGCTGACCAGTGGCCACGTCTGACCCGGCATGTAGTAAGCCCGGCCGGGGATCAGCACGCCGTCTATGTCGCAGAAAAATATCACTCAGCCCTCCTCCACCGGCCCCGTGTAGCGAGTTATGGCCACGGCCGGCGGACCGCCCAGCGACTCAGCCACCATGTACTCCCACAGGCCGCCGAGCTCATCGCGGGCGATTTGCTCTATCATGCTGAGGTAAGCCAGCCTTGACCACTGCCGCCAGTGCGTGGCTATGTGGTCGTTAATGCGGCGCTGCAGCCTAGCTGCCTCGGCCTCTACCTGACTGTGCTTCACCCGGCACTCCTTGCGCGGGCCAGCCTAGCCGGCCCGCGCTCGCCGCGCCAGTGGCTAGACTCTGCGGGCCGTCCAGGCGTCGTCCGCCAGATTGGGGTTCTCCAGGTACATGGAGTCAATGGCAAAGTCGCCGTTGTAGCCCCAGTCAGTGCCCCAGCTGTTGCGGCAGATATACACGCTCTTGGGGATCCGCTGCGCCGGCAGACTGCTGCGGCCCGCCCACTCGCTGTTGGCAAAGTCGTCGTCGTAGCCGTAGACCAGCACGGCGTGCCCGCCCTGGAAGCGCTCGCCCCGCACCGGCCAGTTAACCACGCCGTGGGCCGCCGTGTCGGCCGACATAAAAGCGGAGTACACGCTGAAGCCAATCACAAACGGGAAGCCCGCGGCCAGGCACGTCCGGTAGGCTTGCCCGTCCTCCAGGCGATAGTAGTTGAAAATACGCCGCTTCAGGCCGTCCCTGTCCACCTTGTCCAAGGGGTCCACGGTGTACTTGCTCTCGTCGTAGGGCCACCAGCTCTCGCGCCCAGCGCCCAGAGTGCTGATAACCTTCATGGCGTCGCGAATGTAGGCTCCGCTGTCCTCATTCTCCATGCCGATCATTCGGCGGGCCTCGTAGTAGATCTGGAGACGGCTGCGCATGCTCACGTTGCGCACGTAGCTGTGCAGAGCGGCAACGCTGTTGCCCACGCAGCTGCCGAGGTTGCCCTGGTCCACCACGGGCACGTGCTTGGGGAACTTGGCTACCACGGCGCTCTGGGGCAGCTGCACCGCCGCCTCCTGAGCTCCCAGCTTGGCGCTGTAGGGATAGTCGCGGATATCCGGATGATCCGGCATCCAGCCGAAACGAGACTGCGAGCGGGGTTCAACGGTCACAACGTCATCCTCTCTGCAAACGGCAGTTGCAGAGGTGATAACACCTGGACCGCGGCTAGGGTAGTCCCCCGCTTAGTGCGTGGGCTCCAGCTCCCTTACGCGCGGGCGGGGCACCGGCGCGTCGGCCAGCTTAAAGATGTCCCGGTCGGCCTTTTGCTCGCGCCGAAACCAGTCGTGGGGGTAGTAGTGCTCGTCCTGAGTGGGGGACACGTCCAGAAAAATCATGTCCTCCTCGCCGAGAAAGCCGCGCCCCACGTGACGCACTCGGTAGGTCTTCCTGCGCTCGATCTTATGCAGACCGCAGCCGCAGTGCGCGGTCCGCACCGCCACGGCCAAGTCTCCGGCTTGCCACATGATCATCTCTTGGCCTCCCGGTCGTAAAGAACCGTGCCAACCGCGCACGCCAAGTTGAGGCAGTGCAGGGTAGGCACCCTGACAAAACGATGACAACGCTTGAGCACGCTGCCCGGCAGCGTGCCGTCCTCCGGCCCGAAGATATACACGCTATTGTGCGGATGCACAAAGTCTGGCAGCGTCTCGGCGTGGGGTACCAGCTCAACGGCCACTGGGGTAAAGTCCTGACCCATCTCGCGCAGAGCGCTGAGGGGATCCTCGTAGTCCAGCAGACACACGTCGCCGTAGCCGCGCATGCGCTCCTCGCGGGGCAGCCGGTAGCCCTCGTAGGGCTCCAGCTCCACGCGCCCGCCCGTAACCCACAGGTCGCGCAAGCCGTAGCAGCTGAGTATGCGCACCGCCTGCCCCACGTTGTGAGGGTACTTGGCCATGTGCAGAACCACGGCAGGCACGCTGGGAGCGTGAGGAGCGCCGGTCAGCGGACCCCTGTACAGGGGCTTGCCCTGCCTGTAGATCTTCAGGCCGTCCGCTTGCTTTAACATGTCACCTAACTCGACAGAGTGTCTATTACGACACCTATGATGAACCCGAGGATCTCCCCCAAGTTCTCCCAGATAAAAGGCAGCAGCTTAGCCAACGTCCACACAGAACCGACGCCGGCCAGCACGCCCAGCACTACGAGCAGGGGCATGCTGACATACATGGCGCGCGGCCTCGGTTGCTGCTGCCTACCGCCCAAATATAGCGGGCGGCGGCTCACATGCCAATTTCAGGCCCGTCCGCGGGCGGCGAGTTTTTGCTCTTGCCCTTGTTCTTGCCGCTGTCCATAATAGCCATGCAGAGGATGTCGCTCAAGCGCGGCACCTCCGGCCACACCATGCCGCAGGCGGCAAAGTCCTTGCGGCGGCGCGCGGCGTACTTATCCCACTCCTTGCGCACGCTGGGGCTGAGGGGGTCGGGGGCGGTGGCCATGGGGCGGGGTTAACACGCGGCGGGTCTAAATTAACCCCCGGGACCTTTAGTTAATTGTCCCATGAGTAGGATAGAGCTACCTTAAAACGATGACCAGACAAGAAAGAATATACGCTCTCTCTAAAGAAGAGTTACAAGCTCTAATAGATGAATGTTCTAGTTTTGGGGAGGCAGCTATTAAGGTTGCCAACAGCAGAGTCTTCAGCTCTTTGGTAGCCCAAAGAGCTAGGGCTATGGGTGTAGACGATTCTGGTATTCTCTGGAGATCTTATCACAAAGGCTCGAAGATTAGAGAGAAGAAGCGTTCCAGTTTATTAAGCAGAATTCAAGCGAGAGATGCAAGAGAATTACAGGCAGTCGTAGACAGGTGTGATAGCTACAGCGAACTGTACGTGGCTTTGAACATTTATCCAAGCTACGGGAAGAGAGCTCAAGAACTCTTAACAAGTAAGGGTGTATCCCTAGAAGAACTTAATAGGCGATCAAAATCGAAAAGATGCATCGTAGTCAGGAACGAGGAACAATTTTGGAAGAAAGCCGAGGAAGTCTTTAGAAAAGACTCGGGAGCTTCTCCCCAGAGTGCTCGACGCCTTTTTGCCCACGGGTGCAGAAAATATGGGTTGAGAGATTACAAATGCGAGAAATGCGGCAACACTGGTGAATGGGAAGGGCGGTCTCTTTCCCTTGAGGTAGACCATAAGAATGGGAACATAAACGACAATAGACTAGAAAACCTAAGATGGTTATGTCCTAACTGTCACAGTCAAACAGCCACCTTTAGAGGTAAGAACTGGAAGAAAAGAGGGCCTGGTCAGGTTCGAACTGACGACATCCCGATTAAAAGTCAGGAACTCTACCAACTGAGCTACAGGCCCACTAAGAAATACCGCAAAGATGGTGAGCCGACTGGGACTCGAACCCAGGACCTACCCTCTAGGAAAGGGTTGCTCTAGTCCAGCTGAGCTACCGGCTCTTGGAGAATGGTGGACCCCTTGGGATTTGAACCCAAATGTTCGGGTTAAGAGCCCGACTCGTTGCGCTATTACGATCAGGGGTCCATATTCCGGGGAGTGTGCTTGCCGGAGCCGCCTCCCGGATTCGAACCGGGGACCGCCTCTTTACGAGAGAGATGCTCTGGCCAGACTGAGCTAAGGCGGCACGGGAAAGCACACTCTGTTAGGAGTGTTTCGTAGTCTTCCGTGTGGTGCGCCTGCTGTGCATAGTGGTGGCTTACCCCTGGGCGGCTCCCGCCGCAAGTTCCTATTTTATCAAAAAGAACTGAAAACTGGAGCGGCATGTGGGGTTCCAACCCACGACCTACGGTTTGGAGGACCGTCGCTCTGAGCAACTGAGCTAATGCCGCGTATCCAGTGGAGCGAGTATCGGGAATCCAACCCGAGTTTTCTCGTTGGCAACAAGAGGTCTTAGCACTAGACGATACCCGCATTCTGGCTCCCACGACAGGGATCGAACCTGTGACCTTCCGCTTAACAGGCGGACGCATCTACCAGCTGAGCTACGTGGGAATATCCAGAAATGGTGGATCCGGTAGGTCTCGAACCTACGACCTTCGGTGTGTAAAACCGACGCTACTACCAACTGAGCTACGGATCCGTATTCCTAAACTCTCATCTCCTCCTTCAAGCTAACCAGATGCTTGCGGATCCACCGCATCAGCATGATGGCCCTCTCCTCCTTGAGGAACTGCGCGCCGGCCTCAATGTCGGCCACCGGCACCGGGAACAGCAGGTCGCCCTCCGTGCGGTACCACAGGGCGCTGTCCCGGTAGTACTCCAGCAGGCAGGTGCCGGTGATGTGGTCCTTTACGTCGAGACTTACTTGCATTGTTCCTTCCTTAGCTTGGTGGACCCGGTGGGATTTGAACCCACGACCTCCCCGGTGCGAACGGGACGCTCTGCCCAGACTGAGCTACGTGGCCCTTGTTACTACAACTCCGCCGCCAAGCGCCGCAAAGCCGAGTTCTCGTGGAACCTGAGCCTGCTGCGCACGAACTTCTTGCCGCCGGCCTTGTCCCGGCGGTTCTGCCGGTCGCTGCCGTGGCCCATCCACTTGCTGCACACGTCCCGGCCGCTGAGAGCGCCGAGAGCATGGGCGTAGCGGGCGTGGCGCACGCGCAGGCTTTCCGGGCTCTTAGCCACAAAACATCTGCGGTGATTGGTCTTCACAAACTACCCTTTCCGAATGGTGCCCTGAGATGGACTTGAACCACCGACGCGCGGCCCTTCAAACCGCCGCTCTACCAGCTGAGCTACCAGGGCACTGTGCGGTAATGGTGGTGGCGGGAGGAGTTGAACCTGCCGACCTACGAGTTATCAGCTCGTCGCTACTACCGCTGAGCTACGCCACCACAAGGCAGCGAGCGCCTTAACGCCGCTGCTTAGGCGGCGATAATCCCGGTAAAGCCGGTATTGACCGCGAAGGCACCGCCCGCGTTCACGGCGGCTGCCACTGCGGCTGCTGCGTGGACCTGGGGTGCGTTCAGCGAGGTCATTACCTTGTTCCTTATGCTTGCCGGCTGGTTGCGGATTCGGGATTTGAACCCGAGACCTTCAGGGTATGAACCTGACGAGCTACCGGACTGCTCCAATCCGCGCCACCAGCTTGCAGCCCCAGCGGGGCAGGCCGGCTAAATATGCCGGCCCGGCTCCCTTGGCAACCCCTATTACTCGGGCTGCTCATCCGCCGCCTCGCCTTGCTCCGGGCTGGGTTCCGGCTCATCCGGCACGATGGTCCCGCTCAGGTCGCCAATAGCCGTAATCAAGAGACCTTTGATGGTAAAGGGGTCGTGCCGCGGCCCTATGCCAAAGCTGGTCCAGCGCTCGGCCACAGCGCTGTAGTCGGTACCGGGATTCTCCCGCTCGTAGGTATGCCCTATCACAACCGCGCACGTGGTCAGCATGCCGTACACGCCCGCGTCCACGTCGTCAGCTATGGCGCGCAGAGCCCTACCTATGTCGTTGGCCCCTTTGTCAGGCCGGAGAACTACTAGCTTCGGCACTGTGCTCGCACCTTATCAGCATAGGCTGCCGCCTTGTCACGCCAGCCACGCACTTGGAAGAACTGTAGCACCATGGCGTTCAGGTCCACGTCGCAGTCCGCGCACACCCCGTGATACAGGTTGTCCAGCGCGCATATCTGCCACTGGTGCCGGCTCGGCTTGCCGCAGCGGGCGCATGGGACTCGCCTTACGCCCAGCTCTGTGTAGGGCTTGCGCCTAGGCACCAGCCACCTCCTCCAAGTTCCGCAGGGTGCGCAGCAGCCACTCCCGCTCCTCGGGGTTCTTTAAGTTCCACACGGGCACGCCCACGCCCTGCGCCACCCGCAGAGCTTGCCCGGTGCCGCCGTAGGCACCGCCGGTCTTGGTCCAGCAGACCACGAACTGACTGTAGGTGCACAAGTCCTGGCCCATCACCTGCATCACGTTGCGGGCGTGCAGCTTGCGTGCTCCCTGGGAGCAAGCGCTCCAGTTGGGATGATATTGCTCGGCTATCTTTAAGGCTTCCTCGTAGCAGTCGCACTCCGTAACCACCACAGCCCGCGCGTCCACCTCCGGCTGCCTGATGAAGCCGCGCCACGGGGTGAATATCTGCATGGGGTAGCCGTTAGCCCCCACTCTAAAAGCCTCGTCCGCGCCATCCGCGCCGCCGGTCCTCAGCCCGAAGCCCAAGGCCCCTAGCCGGCGGGCTATGCCTCGCATCTCGGCGAGCACGTCCTCCGGAGTCTCCCTACTGCCTATTCCGGCGTAAGTTTGGCTGTGTGGTCCCGGACAGCTCACTCCCAGTTCTCCAAGAGAGTATCCAGCTCCTCCACCGCTTGGAGCAGCAGCTGATACAGGGAGTCCAGGTCCGTGAACTCCTCCTTAAACTCCAGGCCCGCCGCTTTATTCTGAACGTCTTGTAGTATGGACTGCAGGCGATCTCGCCAGCTCTCTAGGCGACCACGGTCCAGCAAAGCCACTCTCCCATTTGGTGGAGTAGCACCGTGAATAGCGCGTAATTTGTCGCCGCGCTAGTACCGCGCTTCACGGGGTTGGCGGTGCTGGCCTCTCCATGATTAGTTTTATTCTGCGGGCGTAGTAGCCGCGCTCCTTAAAGCCACAGGCCGCCAGGTCTGGGTGCTCCGGCGGCACGGGTGCCCAGCTGTAGCGGTCCAGCTGGCGGGGCATCACCGGGCGTCCGCCTCCCCTGATGTAGCGCCAGTTGTTAGCGGTGTAGATGGTGCCGGCAAAGCCCGCGCAGACCACCGGCAGCACCGCGTGTATCTCTGCGTCGGTCCAGTGCATCAGCACGTCCTTCAGCAGGACGTATTCCACCCCGTGCTCCGCGCAGAACTGCAGCACGGCCCCGGCGTCCTGGGCGCTGAGCTGGTGCAGGTTGCCCGAGTAGCCTCGCCGGCGTGCTAGGTCCAGCGCTACGCTGCTGACGTCGGCCCCGTGGTAGTCCCACCGGCCCAGGTCAAAGCCCTCGTACAGCTGGTGGTCTCCACAGCCTAAGTCCAGCACGCAGGCCTCCTGCGGGATGTTCTCCCGCAGGAAGGTAAGCCACCCCGCGGAGTAGCTCGGCCTGCTGCCGCTGCCGCTGCCGGCACCCCGGCCCCACCGCTCAGTTTGGTATATCTGGTCAAAGACCTGCTGGTGGGACCGCACGTAGCCTCCTTGGTTAGTAGCCTACCAGCTCGCACTTGCGGCTGGCGCGGGTGATGGCCGTGTACAACCAGCGGTCGTAACTGTCGCCGGGCCAGTCGTTGCACACGATAACGTGCTCCCACTCGCTGCCCTGGGACTGGTGGCACGTGATGCAGTAGCCCCACCAGAACTTCCCGTGATGGTCGGGCAGCATGTCCGTGTGGTCGCGGCCGTCCAGACCCTTGGTCCACGCGGTTACGCCCTTAATGACCTTGCCAAACGGGTCCCGTATGTCCATGACGAACACCCGGCCGTCCTTGGGCTCGGCCCGCTCCACCACGTACAGCTCGCCGTTCATGATGCCGGTGCCCTTGTCGTTGTACTTGGCCACCAGCTTTTCGCCCGGCTGAGGCCACGCCGTAGTGTGGCCCTGCTCCTTGCGCATCAGGCGGCACAGCCGCTCTCGGGTCTTGTGCGTGCCCGCGATAATCTGGTCAGCGGACAAGTAGTCCTGGTTGGTCAGCACTCCTCGCTCCGTTATCAGCAGCGAGTCGTTGGCTTCCGCCTTAAAGCCCTTGCGGATCTGCTCCCCCGCCAGAGGAATACCCGCGCCAGGACCCTTCTGCCGCTCGATCTTGGTGAGCTCGGAGTCCGGCCGCATGCCGTGCCAGTAGGGCTTGGCCTTGACCGGGGGCAGCTGATAAGGATCGCCTACCAGGATTACCGGCACGCCGTAGCTCACTAGGTCGCCGCCCACCGTCTGGTCCACCATGGACGCCTCGTCCACGATGATTAGGTCCCAGCGCTCCAGGATCTCCTCGGGGCGCTTGGCCCGCGTCTTAAGGGGCTCCTTCAATAGCACGCGGATCTTTTCCTTGTGCTCCTTGATGCGCTCCTGGCGCAGGGTAACAAAGTACTCCTGGCGCTGCTGGGGGTCCTCGGGCAGCTCCACGCCCTCGTGACTAAGCACCGTGCGCCGGTGCTTCTCCACAAAGGCCGAGTAGTCCTCCGGACTGCCGCCGCCGAACTCCTGGAACAGGGCTGGTAAGTCCGTCTCGTTGGAGACGATAATCAGGTCGGCCAAGTCCATAAAGCTGGCCGCGCTGTCCCACATCTCCAGCCGCTCGCGCTGGTAGTCCAGCTCCTCGCGTGCCACCATGTAGATCAGCTTGTGAATGGTCTGGGTGTGCAGCCCGGTCTTGCTCTGCAAGACCTTGGCGGCGCGGTTGGTGGGAGCCACAAGCGCCACCCGGCTGAGGCTGATTTTGAGGCGCTGCAGCAACTCCCGCAGCAGGGTGGTCTTGCCAGTCCCGGCGTAACCCTGCAGAATATAGGGCTTACCGCACACGCCTCTTCCCACGTGGGAGGCTACCCAGCTCTCCATGTCGGAGAGCGCCGCCAGCTGCTGAGAGTTGTAGACGATGTGGCCGATGGTGCTCACGGCCGAGGTTGCTGGGGCAGTCTCGCCCCGCACTGTGATTGTACTCATGTCTGCTCCCGTGCTACTGCTGAGGCCCTGGGGCCTCGTGCTACTGCTGGGCGTGCGGAGCTTACCGCACGGGTTAAGCCTAGCAGGGGTTAGCCGCCGGAGCCAGCGCCGTGTTGTCCGTGTGGAGACACGCCAGCCTCACGCCGGCCACACATAGGGCAGGGTGTCAGGCTCCTGCCACCCGAACTGCCGGTAGTGCGCCGGTAGCTTGCGGAGCAGGTTGCTGCGGTGGCTGGCGTGGAAGTCGGGCCGCCCCATCCACGGCGGCACGGGGTGCGGCCCCGGCTTGGCGCGTAAGCGCATGGTGTTCTGGTAGCCCCGGCGCACCCACTCGTTTACGCAGCCGTCGTGGTACACGGCCAGCAGACCCTCGTAGCCGCGCCACATGCGCGCGGCAGGGTGGTTGGCCCATCCGCGCTTGCCGGCGTCCAGCACCTGATCTTCTAGATTCACGTGAGTGACGTTACCCAACGTCCTAAGCAGCTGCAGCGCCTCCACGCGCTGCTTACCGAGCCTGCGCCAGTCCAAGCACTGCAAGCTCTTGTCAAACTGGGGATACGGCAGAAAGGTCTGCATGCGCGGCAACTTGCTCCCAGGGGCGCAGCCAGTCGCCGAACTTGGCGGTCAGGCTGTTGAACTGCATGGCCTCCAGCTGCCGGTACACGTCTCCCGGCACAAGCCGCCCCGGCACCCGCTCGTGGGGCAGCTGCCGGACGGTGATTAGCTCTATCAACTGCATGTTCAGCTTATACTGAGCGCTGCCGGCGTAAAAGGCGTCCAGAATCTTGCGCTTGCTGGGTGGCACTTCCATACCCAGCCAATAGGCGTGGATCATGCCCGGACCTACGCCGGCCACCTTGGGTACGCAGTCCACGGCGTCCCCCAGAGCGCAGTGTGCCTTGAGCCACGTGTTGGGGTCTGGCCAGCCGGTGCACTCCTGGAAGTTGGCCGCGGTAATCAGCATCCGCTGGCTCTTGGTGCCCGTGGTGCGCACCTTCTGGTACACGCTCACGCGACTGCTGACCAGCTGCAGCATGTCCTTGTCCGCGGACATGATCACGTGCTCGCCGGGCACTGTGTTGACCAAGCTGGCTATCATGTCGTCAGCCTCGTGGCCCGGAGCCACGTACTGGTCCGCGCCCAGAGAGCAGAGCAACTGCTGCAGCTCCCCGCGCTCGTCTCGTAGTTGCTCGCTGCTGCCCACCCGGTTACTCTTGTAACCGGGCAGCACCGCGGCCCGGCGACTGTGCCCGCCCTCCCAGCACACGTCCACTCCGCTGGGCTTTATCTTCTTGACGGCGGCGGTCAGCTGCGTTAAAAAGCTCCAGGCGTAACCCCGGTCCAGCTGTGCCGCCTGCCCGGCTAACGTCTTTAGGACGGACATGCCGTCCACAACCAGCCTAGGCATGGCAGGGCTCGGCCCGGACGGAGTCCAACAGAACTTCCACGGCGGTGGCAGCTTCCCGCAGCAGCACGCTGTCCCCGCACAGCTCCACCAGCTCGGAGTCCACTTGCATCTCGCAATCGCTGCCGTCCGGGGCGTGCACGTGTATGGTCCAAAAAGCCATGTCAGTAATCCCTCTCTGTCTCGGTCTTGCTTGGCCGAGTTCACGCACCTACTGCACCGCTGGCATCAAGCCCTGCTGTCGCGCGTAAGCCAGCATAGCGTCCATGCAGTCGTTAACCCAAAACTCGGGGCTCATGTGGCGCTCCGGATCAAACTCCGGCAGCTTACTCACCTTTTCGTAGTCGCGCTGCACCTCGCACAGCGGGCAGAAGCCCTCGCTCAGGGCGAGCAAGCCCACGGCCTGCATAACTCGGCTGGCGATAGCCCAGTGAGCTGCCATCAGCGGGTCCCAGTTGTCCAACGTGTCCGTGCCGGTGACCTGAGCCACCGCGTCCATAGCCGCCTGCGTGCCGCTGGCGGCCACCAAGTGGTCCATCCCGCGGTCCTTAACCGCCTGCCGGAGAGCCTGCCAGTGCCTCGTACAGAACTGCATCTACCCGCCCGCCCCTTGCATGCGCTTGCGTTGTACTGACTGGCAGACGGGGCTGCACAGGGTCTGCAGAGGCCACGCGGCCGTGGGGCGGTAGGGCCGCCCGCACTCCCGGCAGGCTCGGCGGTAGCGCCGGGTGAAAGCCACCACCTTCCTGCGCCCCACCGCCGCCTGACCTCTACGCCCCGGTGCTGCCAAATCCGCCGCCGCCACGTGCCGTATCCTCCAGAGCAGGGACAGCTTCCCAGGGTACATGGACCGTGGGCCGCAGCACAAGCTGCGCCACACGGTCTCCCGCTACAAACTCGTGGACTTGGTCGCTGAGGTTTTGCATAATCACCTTGACCTCACCGCGGTAGTCCGCGTCGATAACCCCGGTGAGAACTACCAACCCCTTTAGGGCCAGACCGCTGCGGCTCTCAATGCGCCCGTGCAGGTGCGGCGGCAGAGCCATGGCAAAGCCCAGCGGTACGGCCCGCCTGTCACCCGGCTCCAAGCGGCAGCCGATGGGGGCATACAGGTCGTAGCCGGCGGCCAGCTCGGTGCCAAGCTGGGGCACCTTGGCACCCGGCATCAGCAGCTTGATGCGCACCCTCGGCGGGTTATTGGGCTTGGTCCAGTCGTAAGGCTGACTTAGGATGGGCATCAGAGTACCGTCCACGCGCTCCACGGGAGTGCCCGGCACGTGCGCCCGCGGAGCCCTGCCGACCTCGCCCACAAACTGCACGGGCCGCACGTTGCTGTTGCCGTGCCCGTAGGTGCCGTCCGCCGGAACGCGTACGTTGCTGTCGTTAGTGTCCATAGTCTAGCTCCTAGCTTAAAGTTTAGTTGTCCTGAATTATGGAGTGCCCAATGGTCTGCAGCAGACCTAGCTGCTCAAAGGGCTTAAAGCTACCAGCCTGCACAAACCCGCACTGACTGCCGCTCTCAGCATTGTGACTACCGTACACCACTATCAGATGCTCCAGCTGAATTACGCCTTCGTCAAGGTCCCGAAGCATCTTGACCAGAGCTTCTCTGGGCGTCCACAGACGCGGGTCGTCGGCCCGCTTAGCCCGCCGCTCGTTCAGGCTTACTGGTTCCATTATATCTCTCCGCTCATAAACTTCCGGTAGTTTTCGCCGCCGTCAAAGCCGAACTTACCCCGCAGCTCGCCGGGCACGCTGGCCTCTCCCCAGTTGCGGCCGGTGCCAACGTCAACCCTGATGGGTACATTGAGAGGGAAGCACGTTTCCATTATCTCCTTAGCCCGCGCCACCACCAGAGGGTCGCTGGCACTGATGTCGTTCTCGTCGTGCACCGTTCCGTGCGGAAGAATGCCCTCCTTGTACAACGCCCGCAAGGCCACCTTGGTCATGTCGGCGCTGGTGCCCTGAATAAGCCTGTTCAGGGCCTTGTTGAGGAACATGTACTGACCGGCCTCGTCCTTAGGGAACCTAAAGCGCCGGCCGGTGGGCGTGCGAATATACCCTTTCTCGCGCACGGCCTTCTGGCACTTGTTGGCCAGAGCCTTGATGTAGGGAGCGGCCAGGTTGAAAGTGTTCAGCACCTCCTGAGCCTCAGGACCGGCCCGCACGTACTCAAATACCTTGGTGCCCTTGCGGAAGCTGGCCGGCTCCCAGGGCATGCCGAGGGTCATGGCCAGCTTGCCGCCGCCCATGCCGTAGGCCAGTCCTAGCCCTATGATCTTGACCGGCTTGCGTGCTTTCTGCACCGACTCCGCAAAGTCAGGCTTGGCCCGCATAATCAGCTGGGCGTTCTCCATGTGAAAGTCGGTGTCAGGGTCCTCGCGGTAGCGGTCAGCTATAGCTCGCGCACCGGGGCAGTTGGTCATCTCCGCAAAGTGAACAATACCGCGGGGCTCCTGAGCGCTGTAGTCCAGGCCGTGCCACAGCTCGCCCTCCTCGGGAAGAATAAGACTGCGGACCATGTAGCCGTAGCGGGGGTCCTTCTCGGGACTGGGGATCTGTTGGAAGTTGGGGTCGCTGCTGCTGAACCGGCCGCTGACCGTGCCCTTGGTCCCGCTCTTAACCTCCTTGCCGATAACACCGCTGGCTTGGTCGTCGTCCTTACGCAGCGGGTTGAAGTTGGGGTAGATGCGTCCGCCCTCCTGCAGCTGCAGGATGCTGTTCTCAATAAAGGTGCTGCGAATGTTACTGCTCTTGCGGCCGGCCAGAATACTGTCGGCCACGGGGTGGCACAGGCTCTTCAGCCACCCCTGAGTTATGCTGGGTTGACTGGTTTTCTCGGTGCGGCCGTACTCTATGCCCAGCTTGTCAAACACCCGCGCCAGCTCGGCGGCGTTGTCCCAGCTGCCGATCTTAATGCCGGTTACGTCGTCTATCATCCGGCGGGCGGTAGCCTCCTCGTTGAAGAGCTCAACCTGAGCCCGCTCGGCTCCCTCCACGTCCACGCGCACGCCGCGCATGCGCATGGCAATGAGCATGGGCACTAAGTCCATCTCTAGCTGGTAGACCTCCTCCAGGTCCTGCTCACGGATTATCTTGCTGAAGTAGTGCCACAGCTGCAAGGTCACCTCAACGTCCTGCTTGGCGTACACGCCCACAATGTCGGGGTGTATGCGCATCAGATGCGCCTTGACGTTGTCCTTCTTGGTATTCTTAATTCCCAGGCGCTTGCCAGCCTCGGCCAGCTCCGCCTCGTCCTTACCAACGCCCAGATAGTCCTTGCCCAGCCTGTCCAGGCTGTAGTTCATTCTGTTTTCGTCGATCAGGGGTGCCTGGAACATTACGTCGTGCAAGGGGCCTGCTATGCGCACGCCCTCGGCCAGCATCCAGCCGACGTCGTAAAGACAGTTAGCAAATATCTTGGGTTGAGTGGTGTCCCGCGTCAGCTGATGGCTGAGCCAGCTCTTCACTTTGAGAGGGTCTAGGTTGCCCTCCGCATGGCCTATCGGCAAGTAGGTATGGAGATTGTCGCACTTGACGGCAATGCCGATGATCTTTCCAGCATTTTCCCCGTCCTTGCGATAGGGCCATCCGGAGCCTCTCTGTTTTAGCAGCGGGTCGTGGTTTTCTGTGTCTAGGCAGATGGGTCCGTAAAGATCCGGGAAGTCAAACTCCATCTGGGAGTCTCCAAGTCTGTAGCCTCCCGCCGGCCCGCCGCAGTGGCGCGTCAAGCGGTAATCCCCGAATTAGGCCACAGCTCTGCTCTGTTGACCAGCCGCGTTATTCCGCGGGCTGATAGGCAAGCTCAAGGTCGCTGATGTCCTTCAGAGCCGCCAGCAAGTGCTCCCTGCTGCTCCAAGTACACAGCTGACACACCACTCCCATTTCCACCGCGCCCAGCTGGTTGGCCGCGCAGAACTTCTGCAGGGCGGCCAGCGGCACTACTCCGCGGGGCAGCCGCACGCCCTCCTCGTACAGCTCCAGGAGCTTCTGCACGTAATGCCCGGCCTTCTGCACGTCCTGCAGCCCTGCCTTTTTGCGGTGGCGGGTGACGTACTTGGTGGCGCACCCCTCCAGGTAACCGATGCCGTGGCGTTCTATGAGATCCCAGTGCTGCAGGTCCGCCGAGTAGTGGCTGCCGCCCACCTGACGGCTGTTGGCCCCGCCGCTCACGCGGGCACCGCCTGCCGAGCGGCTTCCGTCTGAGTCAGTCTGAGAAGATCAGTGAACAAGCTCTGCATGGCACCCCGCAGTTGGCTGCTCTCGCTCATAGCCCCTAGGCTCTCGGCTACTTTGGGGATGGTGCGAGCAATAGTTTCCCGCATAAAGGTGTTCCCCATGTTATGCTCGTACCAACAACTTACTATGAACTCCGCCCGGTCGGCCACTTCCAGAGCTAACTCCTCGTCGTGGGTCAAGCTGACCGCGTGGTCCTCAGCCGGTTGCGGGTAAGCCATCACCGCCGCCACGTGCTCGTCCTCCTTGATCTGAACCATTTCCTTGAGAGCGGGGTGTTGCCAGCACAGGTGGGCCGGAATATCGCAGGTGGCCTGCTCGCCCATGTCGTGCACAACTGCCGCTTTTATCAGCTGAAGACTGGGGCGCGGCACGTACTTGAGCAGCAGCATAACCACTCCCCACGTGTGCTCTGCCACCGTCTCGCGGTAACGGACCAGCATGGTGTGCTTGCGGACCGTGCGCCCCGCCTGCCACGCCTGAAATAAGTTACTCACTGGGCTTGCTCCTGCGGCGGAACCACTGCTGAGAGGCTAGAGCTAACGGACGGCTGGCGCAGGCGTCCGCCACGGCGCAGGCGGCCTCTATGCGCTGCCCCGCGGGTATAACCAGACCGGTTCTGCTCTTCATCTTAAAGATGTGGTAAGCCTCTACCAAGGGGACCACTACCTGTACGATATAGGGCTGATCGCTCTTGTAGTCCCGGTTTTCCACGTAAGCCCTTATCAGCTTGGGCTCCTGAGTTAGCCCCAAGTGCGTCAGGCTGTGGTCCGTCAGGCCGCTAATGTCGTCGGGTGTTATAGCCTCGTGCTGTTCCCAGCAGCGCGCGGCGGTGGGGTTCTCCGTGTACAGGTGCAGGTTGGCGCTAACCTGATAGTAGCTGCCCGGCAGGCAACCCGTCCGCTGGGCCATGTATTCCAACAGAATACTAAAGTGGAACAAGTTGCTGCCCATGGCTCCGTAGATAAGGTCGTTGCTCCGGTTGGTCACCGTCATGTCTAGCAGCGGCTTGCCGCCGGGCTGGGGGGCTGGGCGCGTGTTGAATATGACCTGCAGGTTGCAAGCCTGATCCTTAGTCTCCTTGCCCAGCTCTGTTGGGTCCCACATGCTGACCACCACCCGGCGGTCGTCGTGGTTAGTCAACAGGGCGTGCGCCGCCTTGAGTAGCTGGTCGCCCCAGCCCCCGGTGCTGTTGCCCGCTCGGTAATTCCGCCAGCGGTGCCCGTAGGCCGTGCCGCGCAGAACTTTGCCGTCGTCGCTGTACTGAGACATTCCGCTGTTGTACAGCAACAGGGGCTCCAGCTCCTGCATGCCGGCCAGCATCCACATGCTCTCGAACAAGTGAAACACGGGGTTGGCGTCGCGGACAGGGCTAGTCAGCAGGCGCTGGCACGGGTTGGGGTATTCCAGGCACACCGGCCGCGGGAAACGGACCACCGGCCCGTTGCGGCTAGGCTGCTCTATACCCGTCCTCTTCAGTTCTTCCAGAACGCTGCGCAGACCCGCGTTGGGGTCCTCAATACAGAAAACAAACATGGTTCAGGCCTCCGCGGCAACGGTGGCCGGCTCCGCCTCAGGCTGCAAGCCGTCGTCCTCAGCCTCGGAGACGTCCTCCTCAATAGGCTTACGAGTCTCTCGGTCCTTGCGGTAGCTATGGTCCGGCCGGTAAGGTCCACGCGGCTGAGGGGGCTCGTACTCGCCCAGAGGCTGCTGGGTGAAGGCCCTGTACCAATAGACCCGCACGTCCGTGCGCACACCGCCCCACTGGTCGCCCTGACCTGTCTTAGGCTCCTTTTCCACCACCCGCACGTAACCGGGGTGCAGCTCCGCCAGCTTGAAGCTGGCGGCGGCCTGTAGTTCCTTAGTGCGGTAGTGGCTCATGCCGCCCGGCGCGCCGCTGCCCCGCACTTGGTCCCACGCACCGTCGGTAATGACGCAGTTGTTCTGCCCAGCCTCCAGCAGAGTGAGGACTACGTGGTAGTCCTCCATTAGGTCCACCGCGTCGTAGCGGGCGTTATACTCCGCCAGCTTGCGAGGGTTCAGGCAGTGAACCGCGTTTATACGCATGGACTCCACGCGCGTGTGCGGGAAATATCTGTTGTTGCCCTGTCTGGGGCACAGCCCGGCGTAGGCGTAACCCTCCACCGCTACGATGTCGTTAAGCTCACGAAACAGCTGGTCAAGCAGCACGGTGCCGCTAATAGGCATCAGGTTGTAAGCCTCGGGCCGCTTCCGCCTGAAGAAGCCCAAGTCGTCGTCCAACATGACCACCGGCTTGTCCGGATCCGCGGCGGACTCCACAATCCACTGTCTGGTGTGAGCTATGTTACCGGGGGGCCGGGCCAAGGCATTGCGGCCCCGCTCAACGTGAGCGTCTACTTCCTCGGCGGGGCACACCAGTCGCGCGTGCTCTCGCAGAGCAGGAGTAAGATTGTCCCAAGTGTACTGGGCTTCCAGCCTGTCGCGGGTAGGAATAAAGATCTGCATAGTCAAGCGCCTT